GCGGCCAGCGTCAACATAGCTTTGGTCGGCCCCCTCGCTGCCGTGTTGGCCTCAACAGAGCCACCAGACGTTGTGTCTATGGTCGCTAGGAATTATCCATGGGCGGATGTCGCGCGCCCGGGCGGCATATGGACGGACAAGACGACACCCGGCGGCGTCTGGACAGATCGTCCAGGCCCATGGATTGGATAGGAATGAGATGGCCGCCAACGCTCTAACCGTGACGCAAGCTGTCGAGCCAGAGATGGACGACGACGAGCTTCTGGCGCTGATCGATGAAGAGATTGCGGTCTCGGTCTCGTTTGATAACGACCCGGAAGAGGATCGTCGTCAGGTTGCCCTGGACTACTACGATGCCCGGCGTTCCCAGATGAACAAGGACGTCCCGCACGTCGACGGCTGGTCCCAGATCAATGCCCGGACCGTGTCTGAGACCGTGGATCTGGCGCTACCCGGCATCATGCGCGTCTTCGATGCCGAGGATGTGGTTGGCTTCCTGCCGCGCCGGCCGGGCGACGAGGACAATGCCAAGCAGGCGTCTTCCTATCTCAACTACCTCTGGCAGAACGATCTGAACGGCTATCTGGTGCTCTACACGGCCGTGCATGATGCGCTCGTGGTCCGTAATGGCATCATCAAGCACTACTGGGACTTTACGCCTGAGTATTGCGTCGAGGAAATGTATGGCCTCGACCAGGGCGAGTTCCTGCAAATCGCGACCGATCCGGATCTGAACCTGCTTGGCGTTGGCCAGCGCGATATCAACCTCGGCGTCGATATGACGACGGGCGAGCAGATGACGATCCAGGTCTATGACGTCCGTGTCCGGCGCCAGGAGAGCGGTGGGCGGCTCTGCGTCGAGAACGTGCCGCCCGAAGACTTTGGCGTGAGTCCTGAGGCGCGCGGCAACCTCAAGAAAGCGCGCTGCGTTTGGCATCGCTACGTCAAGACCCGGTCCGACCTGGTGAAGGAGGGCTTTGACCGCGACATGGTCAAGGAAATTCCGGGCGGCGTGTCGTGGTCGGAAGCCCGTGAGCAGCGCCGCAACGACGGCTTGGGTGCTGTCAGCCAAATGTCATACGGCAAGGGCGCACTTGAAGAGATCGAGATCTATGAGGTCTACGTCCTGGCCGACATCAACGGCGATGGCATTGCCGAGCGGCTGAAGTGCACGGTCGCGGGCGGCGTTGGCGGGCGCAAGCTCCTGGAAAAGGAGGAATGGCCGGACGACGACATGCCGTTTACGGACATCTCTGCGCTGCCGGTTCCGCATCGTTGGATGGGCCGATCGCTGGCCGACAGCACGATGGACCTTCAGCGCATCGCGACGGTCTTCTTTCGCCAGTTCATTGACAACCTGATGCAGGTCAACCGCCCGATGAGGGAGGTGGTGGAGAAGAACATCGTCCTGCCGTCCGAGTTGCTCAAGCCGCGGCCCGGACAGAACGTTCGCGTCCGGGAGAAGGACAGCATCCGGGACCTTGTAGTCCCTTTCATTGGAGACAAGGCGCTTGCGGGCCTGCAATACCTGGAAAAGGTCACGACGAAGCGAACCGGGATTGGTGAAGCGACCGCGGCCTTGGATGAGACTGCAATCGATCCCCAGACCGCAACCGCCGAGCAGATCCAACACGACGCCAACTACGCCCGGACCGAGCTTATGGTCCGCACCATGGCCAAGATCGGGCTGAAGGAACTGTTTTCCTCGCTCCTGCGCCTGATTGTGCGCCACCAGGATCGCCCGCGCGTCATCCGCTTGAATGACGAGTGGAAGAGCTTCGATCCGCGCCCCTGGAACGCCCTGATGGACGTTCAGGTCAAGATCGGGCTTGGCACGGGCTCGCGCGAGCGCGATCTCGCCATGCTTGGCCGCGTGGCGTTGCAGCAAGATCAGGTTGTTCAAGCGCTGGGCGCCGACAACCCGGTTGTGCCGCCATCCAAATGGGTTTCGACCCGGCACAAGATGGTGCAGGCGGCTGGCCTGGACGATCCGGATGCCTACTTCACCATGATCACGGACGATGACTTCCGTGCTTGGCAGATGCAGAAGGACCAGAACAAGCCGCCGGACCCGGCGCAGCAGAAGGTTGAGGCCGACATGGCCAAGAACCAGGCTTCGCTGGCAATCCAGAGCCAAAAGGCCCTGGCCGATGTCCAGCGCGACCAGCAGCGCGCCCTTGTGGACCAGGATTTGGCGCAGCAGAAGCTGATTGCCGATCAGGCCATGGCCCAGCAGCAGCTCGAGGCCGAGATGGCGCTGAAGACGCAGGAGATGCAGGCTGAGGCCCAGCTGAAGGGCATGCAGATCCTCGCCCAGCAGCAGCAACAAGCCGCCACAGCGATTAAGGACCAAGACGTATGAGCGCGTTTGAAGAGAGGGTCCGCGGCGCGCGGGCCAGACAGATCCTGGACGATCCGATCTTCAGCGAGGCGCTGGCGCGGGCGCAGGACGACATGGTGACGGATCTCATCAACGTCGCTGTTGATGAGGAAGATGCCCCCATGAAGGCCTTACGTGGCGTTATGCGCGTCCAGGCGCTATACGCCGTCACGCAGGCGCTCAAATCAATCGCCACCACAGGCGAAATGGCTGCCGAGGAAGACGCTTGAGCAGGAATGACCTCTTGACAAGAGAAGAGGTTATATCCCTATGTCAGCAGGAGTAGGCAGCACACCCGCCGGGACTGCCCCAACCCAAGCCCCTCCGCCCGCGCCAAACCTGACGCAGGCCGAGGTCGAAGATCGAGTTGCCGCGGCCTTCATGGACTCTCTTGACGAGAGCACCCAAGGGGACGGTAACCAAAGCGATCAAGCCGAAGACAAGGCGCCAGAGGGCGAAGAGCCTTCCACGGATGCCGAAGCTGAAGCCGACGCTGATGATGAGGCCGAAGCCGAGCCTGATGAGGGCGAAGCCGAGGAAGAGCCGGACGACGAGGAAGAGACTAAGCCAAAGCCCAAGCGAGAGCCTGGTGACGACGTCACTGTAAAGTTGGACGACGGCACGCAGGTTACGCTCAAGGAGCTGAAGCGAGGCTATCTTCGAGAGGCCGACTACACGCGCAAAAATCAGGCGCGCGCCGAGAAAGAGCGCGCAATTGATGAACAGCGCAAAACCCTGTCAACAGTCGCGGAACAGCAGCAAGAGGCATTCGAGGTCGCCGCAGCCCTCATCCGGGCACAGATCCCAGAGCCGCCGGATCCGGCCCTTATTCAGACCAACCCCCAACTCTTCCTTCAGCAGAAGGAATTGCGGGAAAGCGCCCAAGCCCGGCTCCAGCAGTTGGCGTTAGCCTACCGGCAGAGTCAGGAGGGCGTGAAAGCCCAGGACGAGGCCGACAAAAAGGCCAAAGCCGAGGCCGAGCGCAAAGAGCTGGAGGATCTGAAGAGGACGGAATACGAGGCGCTCGTTAAGGTCATGCCGAAGCTCGGCACTGAAGTGGGCCGCAAAGCCTTCCTTCAGGAAGCCGCCGAGATTGGAGGCAGGGTCTACGGGATCACGCCGGAGCAGATCGGGAACATCATTTCCCATACAGAGGTTCGCATTCTCCATGATGCGATCCAATGGCGGAAGCTCCAGTCCCAGAAGATGGAAGCGGTCTCGAAGGCAAAGCAAGCGCCCCCTCTCCGGCCCGCCAATCGGGCAGCGCCGGGACAGAAGGCAAAGGCGAAGCAGGCCGAAGCGCTAGCCGTTCTGCGAAATGCAGGGTCAACCGAGGATCAGCGCATGGCTGCGGCCATGGCGAGCCTCTCCGATGACCTCTTTTAAATTTACCCGACGTCGGGTAAATTTAGGAACCTGCAATGGCCCAGCTAGCCGGAACCACTGACACCTATGACATGAAAGGTCTGCGCGAAGATCTCCAGAACACGATCTTCATGCTGACCCCGGAGGACACTCCCCTCATCAGCAACATCGGCCGCGACAAGGCGTCTGCCACGAAGCACGAATGGCAGACCGATGTCCTAGCCGCGCCCGACACGGCGAACGCCCAGATCGAAGGCGACGAATACGTCTACGCCGATCGGGCGCCGACCGTGCGGGTGGGCAACTACACCCAGATCTCCCGCAAGCCCGTCCTGGTGACAGGTACGCTGGAGGCCGTGGACAAGGCGGGCCGCGCGTCCGAGCTGAAATACCAGTCGATCAAGGCCGGTAAGGAGCTCAAGAAGGACCAGGAGGCCATCCTGCTGTCGAACCAGGCCTCTGTGGCGGGCTCGAACAGCGTGGCGCGTAAGCTGGGCGGCCTGGCCGCGTGGCTGACGTCCAACGTCTCCCGCGGCGCGTCTGGCGCCAACGGCGGTTACAACGTCGGCACGGGCCTTGTGGTTGCCGCGACCAACGGCACGCTGCGGGCCTGGACCGAGGCGATGCTGAAGACCGCTTGGCAGTCGGCCTACACCAACGGCGGCAATCCGCGCATCATCATGATGCCGGTTGGCCAGAAGTCCGTGTTCTCGTCCTTCGTCGGTATCGCCCAGATCCGGACGGACGTTGGCCAGAACGCCGGCCAGGCCACCATCATCGGCGGCGCGGATACCTACGTCGGCGACTTCGGCAAGCTCACGACTGTGGTGAACCGGGTCCAGCAAGCCCGTGACGTGTTCCTGCTTGATCCGAGCGCGATCAAGTATGTCACGCTGCGCCCGATGTTCGTGGACAAGCCGGCCAAGACGGGCGACGCGGAAAAGCGCATGCTCGTCGTGGAGTATACGCTGCGCGTCGACAACGAGGCGGCCCACGCCGTCATTGCGGACCTGAGCTAAGGTCCTCTGGTAAGGGCTGCCGATTGCTGGTAGCCCTTACCATCATGCTTCCCCAAGTTGAGGAAATCCCCATGGCAAAAGATCCCGCAAAGCCCGACTTCGGACCCGAGGCTGACGCTGCCGCGCGCGCTGCCGCGGGCGCCCCTCTCGCCGCCGGCCCCTTCCAGGGTGAGCAGCCCAAGGGCGACCCGGCGCCGGCCGGCGGCGTCGAGGTTGAACTGGTCTCGGATTACTGGCCGGCCGAGCAGCCCGAGCCGGAGACAGATCCCAAGCTCCCGCACAAGGAAAACCGCATCCGGGCCGGCGAGCGCGTCACGCTTCCGCAGGAAGAGGTCATGAACCTGCTTGAACGCGGCATTGCCAAGCGCGTTCAGAAGTAAGCCATGCCACGCGGTTCTGTGACCGAACCGCGTGGCCTTTCACTGAAGAGGAACGTCCCATGGTGAAACGCACCCCTCAGGATGCTACGCCAGATCAGGTGACGCCCGCAGGCGAGCCGATCACCAACCCGGAGGCCCAGCTGCCCGATGCGCAACCTGTCGTCAATGAAGGGCAACCGGCGCCGGAAGGGCGGAATGCCCAAGATCGCGGAGATACCGCCCATACAGCCCTCCTTCCGGGCTCCGGCCTTCCCAGCTACGATCGTTGGCAGAGAGAAGGCGAGCTCGAAAGCATCCGGGCTACTGACCGACCCCTCCCTACAGAGCCTCCAGGCGCATCGCCGCCCCAAGCGGAAGGGCGGCAAGATATAAACCCTGTCCAGCAGGTGGGCTCTGACAAGCACTACGCGCCGCCGGCGGATGCGAAGGCAGAAGATGTTGAGGCGGCCCGCGGCCCTGACCAATCTGAAGCGCCGCCTCCGTTCCGGCGTCGCGACGGCTTCCCTGACATCACGTCTGAGAGCGTCCAGGTCCGTATGCTGGAGGACTACTACCCGGCCGACCCAAGCCGCTACGGCAATCAGCTTCGGGCCCGGAAGGGTGACCTTGTCAGCTTCGGCTCCGATGAGGCCCTTGCCCTGATCGATGCGGGCATGGCCGAGCGCGTGGACGACGAGAGCGTGGGCTTCCAGCAGGACTTCCCGCAGCCGGGTGAAGAGCCGCGGCCGCAGGGCTTTCTGCCGGTCCTGAACCCGGAAACGCTCGTGCCAGAGGCGCCCGAGAACGCCGGTTCTATTGACCCCAGCAAGGCCCAGTCGCCGACGTCGCCGCCCGACCTCGAGGGCCTGAAGGTCAGCCAAGAGGGGTTCGGCCGGGCATGACGCACCATGTCCCCTACGGGCAGCCCGATAGCTCTTGGCGGCTGCTCGACTTTGATCCTGTCACGGGCAAGACGGATTGGATGAAGCTTGAGGGCGACGTTCTTGGCCACCACAAGCTTCATATCAAGACGTTCATGCCCGCGGACGAACTGCTCGCTCTTGCGGCTGCGGAGCGGCAGATGGATACCGGGAACTGGCAGGGTTCGATGTATCGCGTCTCGACCATGCCGATCCACTTGCACGAGCGCCTGCTCGGCGAGGCCATCAGGCAGGACGATCAGCGCTACATCTCGAAGGTCTTGAACGACCCTGACTGGTCCAAGTTCAGGACGAAGGCCGGACGGGTCTGATGGCGCTCGACACCTACGCGGACCTTCAGGATGCCATCTCCGACTATCTGGACGATGAGACGCTGGACGCGCGCATCCCGGACTTCATTCGGCTCTTCGAGGTTAAGGCGCAGCGACTCCTGCGCACGTCTCAGGCCAAGAACACGGCCACGGCCACGACGGACCCCAGCGGGCAGGTGAGCTTGCCGGATGACTTCCGCGGCGTCGTCCGGTTGTCCGCGAGTGGCACGCCGCTCGACTTCCTGACGCCAGAGGACGTCAGCCTGCGCAACACCTATGCGAACAACCGCACGACCTATGCTTACTCGATCGAGGGCTTGGTTCTAACCGTCGTTCCGGCGTCTTCGGTCGAGGTCACGCTGGTGTATTACCGCGGCGTTCCGGCCCTCTCTGGCCTCATCACGTCAAACTGGCTGCTCGAGGAAGCGCCGGACGCTTATCTCTACGGCGCGCTTGCGGAAGCGGAAGCCTTCGGATTTAACGACAATCGGCTGGCCACGTGGCGAGCTCTGGCCAACGACGCCCTGGCCGCGGTTGTCGGCTCTGACGTCGGGACGGAATGGGCGAACGCGGCAACCGTCGTCCCTGACCCAGTATGGTAGGCCATGGCGCGCATTGCAGTCGGACAATGGGCCCCTGATAGCGCGGGCGTTGATGCGACCGTTCTCTTTGGGGCGACCAACGTCTTCCCAACAGCAACAGGATATGGCCCGGTCCGCGGGCTGAACGCCGCCTCAACCGCACTGCCGGCCGAGGCCAAGGGCGGCTTTGGCGTCCAGCGGTCCGATCTGACCTGGGACTTCTACGCCGGCACGGCGACCAAGCTCTACAAGTTCAATGCCTCGACCGGCGGCTGGACGGACGTTTCCAACCCGTCCGCGACGTATGCCGTGGCCCCCAATGCCTTCTGGTGCTTCTTTACGGACGGCGCGAAGCTCTATGCGACACACGCCGCAGCGCCGCTCCAGTATATCGACATCGATACCGGGACGCAGTTCGCCAACGTCGGCGGCAGCCCGCCCTTCGCGTCGATTGGCGC